TTACCATACACAAACATGTCAAGCATAACTTCTAAAAAGTTACCATGACATCCACCATAGAAATCTATTTTATCCATGCCAATACTTATCGGCGCTTTTTACCCTGATGAAATATGTCTTCTTCAGTTACGACTCTAAAGGTTAGTCCGTTACGTTTGCACCATTTTTGTGCGGCATCCCATTTAGCATAGTTGACTGCAACTACTGCCCTGTCTCTGTTGTTGGCTTTGCTTTCTAAAATACTTTGTTTTTTAGGTTTTATTTCAATAAGCTCTGTGACCACTTGATTTGCTTTGTTCCTGTACTGTATTAAAAAATCAGGAATATAACGTGTTGCTTTTCCTGTTAGAGGATTCATGTAAGGTATTGCAAGAGATTCACTTGACCATGTAATAATATGATCGTTGTTATCACAAAAACGCATAAATGCAAGCTCCCATCCACTGCGATACTTTGGAGCACCTTTGCCTGCATATTTGTGAGGATTCATTACTGTGTACGTGCCTTGTTGAAACTTAGACATAGTACACCTATACTAAAATGTTACGTGCAACATATTGGTTAGGAGTAGCAGTATTAGAAACACCAAGTAAAGTGGTGTTGCTACGATTGTTATTGAGATAGTAGGCTAGTGTTGCGGTGATTTGTATGGTATTTTGATTGCTTAGTTGATTAAGTATGGTTTCAACACTCTCACCAGTGTCTTCACTTATTTGAAATACTGATAGCGTAAAGTTTTTAGCCGCAAATTCATCAGTAAAGATTTTAGAAAAAAAGCTATAGACTACATCATAAGCATTTGAATCAATAACCAATTCTCTGTCATAGAATTCATCAAATGCTCTTACAGTAGGATCTGTGCCAGGGTTTGTATAATTCAGTGTTGCCATTACGGTCCTGTGGTTCTAGGTTTTGACCCAGTTTGATCATTTATAGTAACTGGACCTGTAACATTGGAACTTAAATTTGCCGGACGAAGTGTAGCAGGAGCCTGGCTTCCAACTGCTTGTATGTTTGGTTTATTTGGAAACAACACTCCTCTAGCCGCACCTGGTAGAGTTGATTTTATTTCACTTCGTGCTATGTTTTTGGATTCTACTTCTAGTATTTGATTTAGGTCTCTGCCTTTGAATGTTTCATATGCAGTACCAGCTTTCTGTATAGCACCAACTACACCAGCAAGATTACCAGCACTAAGGTCGGTAATAATACCACCTGCAGCATCAATAAGCCCGCCTTGACCAAATACAGTAGCGGCACTACCTGGTCTTGAAAGAGGACTAGGTCGCTCGTCATAGTTTGCTGGATTACCAAAACTTGGTATAGAACCATCAGGATTTGATTTTGTTAAGGCTCCATGGTAGTATTTCACAGTTTCATAATCAAATACAAAAGTATTTTGCATAATACCACCACCTTCTGCGTAGTTGTAGGTATCATGTTCAAACGAACTTATAATTGGATTAATTAATGTGTAAGCACACCACTGTGCATCGTTTAGTCCAAAAATAGTAATGTCACGAAAGAAAGCTGGCTTACCAGCTCTAGCACCGTCCATGTAGCTTTCGCCAATGTATCCCCAGTCGTTAATTTCCCTGTCTTGCGTGTAGATATCTCTAAATCCATAAGGATAAGCCGCTCCTGGATCAACACCTTGTGCATTTGGTCCAAGACTGCCATTGGTAACTGCGGCATCAAAATACTTCTGACTAGCATCTTTATAATAGTATGAAAAATAGTTGTACCAAAGTGTACGACTTAGATCACTGGCATCGTCATGCATTATGCATGTAATTGGCTCATATTCAATTTGTGTTTGAACTTTGCGTTTCCTGTTGTACTGATTCATAGTTTCAACAGAAAACTTGTATGTTGGTAACTTGACTTCTTTTACTAGCAAATTAAGATTTTGTAAATCTTGAGTTTGAAATATACTTTGCAGTTGAGGAATCTGTTGTGTGTTGAGATTAAAAACTACATGAAATAGAAATTTTCGACGTGGAGAAAGAGCCGAGTTATTACTACGAAAAGTTTTACTCGCATGTGTATAGTCTCTTAGAAAATCAGTACCAAAGAATCCTTTGAGAAAGTCTTGTCCGAAGGCCATAAGTTACTCCTCTAACTTAATTAGCCAGTTACGACGTCACCCAGTGTTCTTCCTACTGTTGATCCAATTCCTGTTCCAAGAGGTGTTTGTACTGCGTTGTCATAACGTATTGATGTTTCGATTGTTACTGGATCGTTTGAACCATAATCTAAGTCACCATAGTTTGCATTTACTAAGAAACAACCATATAGTTCCCAAGTTTCAAGAACATTAGGTGTGCTTGTTCCATTACCACCGTCTAGTACTTCACAACGTGTGACAAACTTATAGTCAATACCTGAACTAGCACTGGCTTGTTCTAGTGTATCCATTTGCTTTTGGATTTGCTCACCAATCAATCTGCTTACGTTTCCACCAGCATCATCTCTAAATGTTGCTGAAACTGCATCCCATGTTTGACGTCCAGCAAGATAAATTCTGCTGTTGTAGATTGGTACTTCGATTTCTTCAAAGGCAATAGTTGGTCTAGTAAAAGTCATTACCTGTTTGGTAAGTTCTGTTCTAGGTGTAGACACGCCAAGATTTTCAAATATCACACGGTAGCGGTATTTTAGTTTTGGCATTAACAGTCCTTGAGTTGGACTTGATTGGTCTGATGCCAAAGGAACTGTCATTCTTGTTAGCGATGATACGGCCATTTTATAATTCTCCTTATTACAATATTATTTATCATAAATTGGCCACAAAAAAATGAGGCCGAAACCTCATTTTTCGTTGTTTAAAGTGCTTTAAACTGCGGCTGCACTGGCTACATTACCAGCGGCTATCTCGCCTGTGTTCTTAATTCTAACTGGTATGTAGATGAATTCAACTGCCTTAACTGGTTCAATTGCAACATCAACATATAGTTCGTTACGATCAATTCTTGCTGGTGTATTGTTACTATCGTCGCATACAACCAAGTAATCGTATATACCACGCTTTGCAACAAGATCTATCATCAAGCTCTCTACTGCATTCTTAATTTCATCACGTGTGGTTTGATCGTTTGGTTCGAACACAAAGTTCTTACCAATTGTTTCTAGTCTACCTCTAATAAATGCTACAAGTCTTGCAACGTTTATTCTATCAAGTGAACTACCAGTAAATGTTGTTTTGTTACCATAGTTTAGTATACCTGATCCAGGAATAAAAGTAATTGGATTTATACTGTTTTCATATAGTGTATCTCTCAAACCTTGTCTTATAGCAGTTTGTGTAAACTCACCTGTTTGTGCGTTAACATAACCTAACTGACTGGCATTATCTACAGTACCACGTCTTGTACCAGCTGGAGCTAACCATGGAAAAGCAACATCATCGTTACGTACCACTGTTCTTAGCATCATATGTGTTGCTGGTGCAACAACTGTTTGTCCAGATAAGTCTGTTGTTTGACAACTTGGATAAAACACACCAAAGTATGGATCAGCAGTTGTTAAACCATCACCATTGGCATTAGTTGCCCAATTTGTAATGTCTGTTCCTGTGTCTGCTAAACGCATTGGAGCATCACTTAGAATAAAGCCTGTGTTGTTTCGCTCATTGTTTAATGCAACTAAGTTAGAAGCTAGTTCTTCGTAGTTTGGACAACACAGTAAGTTGAAGATTTTTTGTTCTTCACGTAATTCTTGTGTGCCGTCTACTCCTGATTTAAGAGCTGCTACTACAATTTTTCTAACTGCTTTTCTGCCCATGCTAGGTGAACCGTCAGCGTTGTTACCGCTTGCAGTTACCCATGCATCTGTTACTGCTGGTAATGCACCATAGGTAGCAAACGGAAAGTCTGAGCTGTTAAAGTAGTTTACTTGGAAGCTCTTTACATTAAAACCACTACGTCTTGTATTAAACAACAACATGCCTTCAGGATAAAGTGTTGGATCTGGTTTATCTAAATCTACATAATCACTTGTAAGCAAGGTTTTAATAGTGTCAATATCACCAGTGATTGGATCTGTTGATCCATCATCTGCCCAACGTGCATCAGCAAATAATATACCATTCTGTGTTGTTTGATCTGTGTTATCTAATAATACCCATTGATCTACTGACTCAACATTTTGCCATCTATAAATTACTGGATAGTCATCTAAGTTAGCAGTTGATAACCATAAGTCTCCGTAGACCAAAGCACTATCGTCACTTTGTTTTATTGGAGCACTTGCTGCAACAATTGGTCCATTTGGGCTTGTTGTACTTAAAGGAAAACCACGTTGGTCGGTTGTAACGTTCTGATATCCTTTCCAAGTTCCGCCACTTTGTATCATGATGTCTGCTTCGCCAGTCTCACTATAGTACCAATATGTTCCATCTGCTGGATCAATACTAGGAGCAGTTGAACTTGCAGTGTATACTGGTGTCGTTCCAAATCCCAACGGAATCCAGTTACTTAGAATAACATCACTATCGTTTCCTGCTCTAACTTGACCTGTTTCGATAGTTGTCACTATACCTGCATCTGTTACTGGAGTACCAGTTGTGTCTTTTAAATGTATTACACCACCTAGTGTATGTTCAATTTGCACTGCGCCTGTGGATAATACTCTTGCAGTTGTGTTTGCAACATTTGCGGCAGTAAATGCAGCAACAAAATCAGCTGCGGTTGTGCCACCCAGTGTTGCAGTAACAGCGGTTGTGAGTGTTGTACTATTTTTTGCACTGGCTTGGATTGTAAATTGATCTGATCCAGTAAATGTTGGAGTTGTTGTGTTACCAGTAACTAGTGTTGCACCACTTGAATATCTTTCAAAAAATTTAAAAGTATATGTTAGGTTGCCTTGTACATTTGATTGCGTGTATATTGTTCCTGCGGCAATGTTTAATCCACCTCCAGATGGATCTAAATTCTTTAAAGCACTTTGATCGGTTGAATAAACTGGATTGCTAAGTGTTCCAAATGTATCAGTCGCGGCTGCGTACTCTTTGACAACAAAATTTGCACCAACGTTTACATTATTTTCTTTGAACCAAACTGATCCGGTTGGATGAGGTTCTGTACCTGTTGTCTGCCAACTTGGATTATCATAGTTCTTACCAAAATGTAATACTGGTGCATAATAAGGCTTCCCATCCATTGATGTGCTAGTAGCAATACCTAGTTCTGTAAGCAATGTAGAGTTATTGCCATTTTCGACCATTAATATTCCGTTACCGTCATCAGTTGATCCATCATTGGATCCATTGGAATCAACAAATATCTGTAGTTTTCCATTTAAAACTGTTGCACTTACTCCAGGAACACTTGCAGTATTAATATCACTTGCAACAGTAGTAATACTTGTTCCTGAACTTGTGATAGTAATATCGTTGAAGATCATGCTATTTCCAGCAGTGATTGTTGGGTTTGTTGCAGTGCCAATTATAGTTGGCCAAGAATTCTTCCAAGCATCACTTCCAACAAGCACCCAGCCATTTGCAGTTACAGCAGGATCACTTGCAGTGTTTCCTGGTGATTTGTAATATACAGGATTGTTTGTGTTGGTCACATTAACTGCATAGTCTCCGATACTGCCAATGCTTGACAATGGCACACCACTTGAGGTTCCGCCAACAAGATCAGCAACTTTTGTTATTACTGTAGGAACTTTGTTGGTAAAAGTTTGTGTTGTTGAACTCCATTCAAATGCACCAAATGTACTTACACCTGTATCAAACCAATATGTTCCGTCTGCAGGATCACCAGTTGGACGAGTTAATGTAGCAGTAAGTTGACTTAGATCAACATCTGCTCTTTGTACATATGCTCTGTTGCTTACTCCTAATGTACTGTAGGCTGCAAGTAAACCATATTCATTAAGTTCGTAACCATTGATTGAAGTTCCGGCTGCAGTACTGTAAAAGAATGGTGTACCAAAAGTAGCAGACAAATCTCTTTGTGAAGTAATCAAGTATGGCTTGTTTGCATTGGCTGCAGTTGTTCCTGCGGCTACGCCAACTCCTGTTCCACTTACTTTGTTTTGTGCAGTCGCTATCATTATGAATGGTACTGAATTAGTTGCGGCTGGAAGATAATTACTTTCGTCAATAATTGTTACTTCTACGCCTGGTGATGTTAGTGCCATGTTTTGCTTCCTTTTGAATGCTTTGTAATCTCTTAATGATATTTATAAGAATCTGCCAAAATAGCTGGTTACAACTGCCCTTTGCAAAGGTTTGTGCA